GCATATTGGGATGACATTAAAGCGGCTGTAAGTGGTGTAAGCGAAGAACAAAAGAAACTTAACGCAAATTCACAGAAAAACTTAGACATACAAAAAGCTAAGTTAACAGCTATAGATTCTCAGGATAACATATTAAAGTTACAAGGAAAATCTGAAAGAGATATTTTAAATATAAAGATAGCTCAAACAAATGAGGTAATTAAGGCTACAAAACAACAATTATTAAATAATGAAAAGACCGCACTAGCTCAAATTGAAGCATCTCAAAGAAATAAAGAAATACTTTCTGGGATATTACAATTTATATCCACACCAATATCTACTATATTAAGAACAGTTGATGCAGTAGGAAAAGCATTTGGTAAAGACTTTGGATTAAACGATAAACTATATGGCAGTATCTCAGGTATGTTATTCAATCCTGAAGATACTAAAAAAGAAATTGCAGCTGTAAAAGCAGAAACAGAAAAGGGATTAAAGGAATTAGAGAATACAAGGGCTGGGTATGTACTAGCTGTAAAATCAATAGACAAAACAGCATCAGACGATCGAAGAAAAAAGGCGCAAGAAGTAGCAGACGAAGCTAAGAAAAAACGTGAAGATGATTTAAAAGCACTTGATGACTTAGAAGGTGACATGCGTGCTTCAGGTAAAAAAAGAAATGAGAGACAAGCTGAAGAACTAAGTAAAGCTACTGAAGATAGGTTAGCAATACTTACCAAGGGTATGAATGACGAGATTGAGCTTGATAATAGAATTTTAAAAAACAAAGAGGAAAACGCGAAGATTGAAAAACAAATTAAAAACGCGCAATTTGACATAGCTAGAAATACATTTTCAGCAATTGGTGATTTAGCAAAGTCATTTGCTGGCAAGTCAGAGAGAGAACAAAAGAGAGCGTTTAATATTCAGAAAGCAGCTAATATTGCTGGTGCTGTAATGGATACTTATAAGGCTGCAAATGGTGCTTATGCCTCAATGTCAGGAATCCCTTATGTTGGTCCGTTTTTAGGTGCTGCGGCTGCAGGTGTTGCTATTGCTGCAGGTATAGCAAACGTTAACAATATTCGTAATCAAGAATTTGGTGGGGGGGCAAGTGCTAGTTCAGCTCCATCTAGCACAGGTAGTCTTGGTGGTGGTGGTGGATCTAATAACCAAGCAATAACACCTAACTTTAATATTATAGGCAACCAAAACCAAACGCAATTAGCACAATTAAACCAAGCACCAGTTAAGGCATATGTTGTAGGTTCGGACGTTACGACACAGCAAATGTTAGATAAGAAAAAAATACAAAACGCTACAATTTAAGTTATAATAATATGGAAAAGTTACAGAACATAGAGCTTACAATTAAGGACGAGAAAGAGCAAGGTGTATTTGCAATTAGTTTTGTAGACAGACCAGCGATTGAAGAAGATTTTATTTTACTTTCTGAAATGGAAGTGCAAATGAAAGTTATCGACGAGGGTAAACGTGAGGTGATTGGTCTTGCATTAGTTCCTGAAAAGAAGATTCTTAGACGTATTAAAGATAAAGAATTCACGGTCTCATTTAGTGCTGAAACAATTGCTAAAACGCAAGAACTTTACATGAAGAAATTGTACGGAAATAACGTGACAGTAGACCATGCAGAAAATGTTGATGGTGTAGCATTAATTGAGTCATGGATTGTTGAAGACACTAAGAATGATAAGTCTAATATCTACAAACTTAATGCCCCTGTTGGGAGTTGGGTTGTAAAGATGAAAGTTTACAATGAAGAAGTTTACCAAGGCATTAAAGATGGTAAATTCAACGGATTTAGTATTGAAGGTAAATACGATGGATTAGAGCAATTAGAAATGCAAGAAGACGTGCTAAATGAGATTAAAGATTTACTAGAAAAACTATGAGTTTATATCCACACTATGTAAGATATAATGATTCGACACATATTGAGTCTACAAACTATTTGTATTTTGATGATGGTTCGGACGAGTTACGCAGAATATTAAGAAGTAAATTCAACTCATTCTTAAATTATTACGATCATTTAGGAACTAGCGTAACAACCATTACGACAACTAACTTTTATAAACTAAATACAACTACTACGTTAGGACTTTATAACGATAATTTTCAACATACAAATAATAGAATAACAAATTTAAATACTAATCGGAATTGCAAATTAGAAGCATCTATATCTGTTACAAGTGGAAATAATAACCTATTAAATTTTGCTTTCTATAAAAATGGAACGATAGTAGATTCTAGTGAGATGGATGTTACTTGTTCATCAAGTGGCAAAGCATCAACAACTCACATACAAACAATAGTCAATTTAGATGTAAATGACTATGTTGAAGTATGGGTAAAAAATCAAAGTAGTAATAATGTTACTTTGGTTCATTTAAATGTAATCATAACTGAAATATAATGGCAAAGAAAGCGACAATGGCAAAAGCGTCACCAAAAGGTGGCAAGAGAGGGTGTTTATGTAAAGACGGAAAATACTCCTCTGAATGTTGTGATGGCACATTACCAGCACAAGGAATTGGAAGTGAGTCAGCGCAATCCACAGCGACTATTAATCACACTGTAGTTGAGCGAGTTATCTCTGAATCTAGGGGGTAATTTAAAACAAAGTAATTAATAATTAGTTAATAAAGTATGGAAACAAGAACTATTGTAAAAAAAGTCACTAAATCACTTGATGTAAAGTTTGGTGCTGTTGATGATATTAATAAAATCAAAAACGATATTCTTTCTGCTTGGAAGTCTCATGTTAGTAAAAGAGACTCATGGGGAGCTGAATCTTCAAAAATTCTTCAAGCAATTGGAAAGCATGAAGCTAATGGTGTTCAATTAAAAAAAGAAGTTGATTCTTTTGATAAACAACTATTAGATTTAAGTTCAAAATTAACAAAATTAAGAAATCAAGCAGACCAATTAGGTTTAGATTTACCACAAGAATTAGGATTATTAGATGGTGTTTCAGTGAATTCTTGGAATAATAAATTTGTTGATACACGCGAAATAGTCGATAAATTTCAAACAAGTAAATAAATAAATAAATGGATAAACAAGTTCCTTTACAAATGGTAAAAGATTTCTTGATTAAACTAACAGGAGTAAAGACTGAAAGTTTAGACACGAAATTAGAAGACCAAGTATTAGCAGATGGTCAAACGACTATTCAAGCTGATATGTTTGAGGCTGGTGAAAACGTATTTATCGTTGTAACTGATGCTGAACCTGTGCCACTTCCTGTTGGTGAGTACGAATTGGAAGATGGTAAAATCTTAGTAGTAAAAGAGGATGGAGTTATTGACTCTATCGTTGAAGCTACTGAAGAGAACACTGAAGAGCCTAAAGAGGAAGAGATTCCTGTTGAAGCTGAGAAAACACCTGAACAAACGAAGGTTAAAAAGATCGTACGTTCACAAGTCGAAGAGCAACATTTTTCTGCATTAGAAGAAAAAATTGCAGAATTAGAAGCTAAGATTGTAGAGCTTTCTAAGGTTACTGATTCCGTTGTAGAGCTAGCAGAAGAGCCTAAACCAATTCAGTTCAATCCTGAGAATTCACAAACAATTCAGCACATCGACTTAACACCAGGAAAAGCGAGAAGTATTCGCGATAACATTTTAGAAACAATTTATAAATAAGATAAACTATGCCAACTTCAACATCATTAACGACTACATATGCTGGTCAACATTCAGGAATGTGGGTTAAAGCTGCTTTATTAAGCGGTAACACATTAGCAAACGGAGGTATGACTATCATGCCTAACATCGCGTACAAAGCGGTAATTAACAAATTGAGTACAGACGGTCTTTTAGCGAATGCTAGTTGTGACTTTACTGCTACTTCTACAGTAACAATTACAGAACGTACATTAACTTTGGAGAATTTTCAAGTTAACCTATCTTTATGCAAAAAAGACTACGTAACTTCTTGGCAATCAGAAGAAATGGGATTCTCTGCAAACAAAGTTTTAGCTAAATCTTTTGCTGATTACTTACTTGCATTCGTAGTAGAAAAAGTTGCTGCTGCTATCGAGACATCTATTTGGAATGGTGTTAATGCTACTGATGGACAAGTTGCTGGTATCATGACATTGTTAACTGCTGATGCTTCTTTACCAGCTGCAAACGAGGTTGCTGGTACTACTTTATCTGCTACAAATATCATCGCAGAGCTTGGAAAAGTGGTTGATGCTATTCCAGCTGCAGTTTATGGTAAAGAAGATTTAAGAATCTACGTATCTCAAGCTGCTGCTAAATTCTACGTTCGTGCATTAGGCGGTTTTGGAACTTCAGGATTAGGTTCTGCTGGTTACGATAACAAAGGTACACAATGGTATACTAACGGGAACTTAACTTTTGATGGGATTCCTTTATTCGTAGCAAACGGATTGACTGCTAATCAAATGTTAGCTGCTCAAACTTCTAACTTATTCTTTGGTTGTGGTTTGTTAAACGACGCTAACGAAGTACGTTTGATTGACACTGCTGAAACTTTAGGGGATGACAATGTAAGAATCG